CATAAAAAACACATCCTTTCTATTTAATTTAGATGTGCTAATATGTTAAAATTAAAAACGTAGAAGCACATCATAGGTTCTTGCTTTTACACTTTTAGAACTTCCTTATTGCCAGTAAGGGAGTTCTTTTTATTTTGTTATAATTTTCTTCTTTGGAGGTGATATGCATGTCTAAAGAAGAATATATCAAATGCATCACAAGAATATTGATGCAAATTGATGATCTAGAATTACTAGATGTTATCTATAAAGCAGTACATAAGCTTTATAGAAAATCTAAATAATTCAATGGGCAACTATTGCCCATCTTTTCCAAATGCTTTTTCTAAATAATATACAAGAACTTTACGCTCAACTTTATTTAAATTTAAAAAAGCTTTGATAGCTTTAACTTCATTATCTTCTAAATCATAATCTTTTTTCAGTAATTCAATAGAATCGTTATTTTCAATAAAAATATCCCCGTCTCCATCAACTAACCAATCATAGTTAACATTGAATTCGTAACATATCGTTTTAAGAGCTGTTTCACTTGGATTCATATTACGTTTTTCCCAACCAGTTACAGTTGTTCCAGCAATACCGATTCTTTTTCCAAAATCAATTTGTGTTAAGTGAAGAATGTCTTTTCTTAAATATTTAATTCTTTCATGAATAGAATTATTATTTTTAATAAAAATATCGCCAACACCGTTAACCAGCCAATCGTAATTCACATTGAATTCAACACAAATCAATTTGATGGTTTGAGTTGAAGGATTACTTTTATTTTTTTCCATGGAACTAACAGATGATTTTTTAATACCTATTTTGCTTCCAAACTCTCCTTGGCTTATTCCTAATCCTTTTCTTAATGAATGGATCCTATCTCCGATTTGTTGCATGTTTATTCACCTTTTCCAACAGCTCTTTCTAAATAATTTATAAGAACATCACGTTCATTTTCATCAAGCTTTAAAAATTCTTCAATAAGCCTAACTTCTACATCTCTTAAATTATAATCTCTTTTTAACAATTCAATGGTTGATTTGTCATCTTCAATAAAAATATCACCAACGCCATCAACTAACCAATTATAACTTATATTAAATTCATTACAAATTGCTTTAATGTTTCTTTCAGTTACAGTACTTCCAGTTTTTTCAAGTTTTGATACAGCAGTATCACCAACACCTAATATTTTTCCTAATTCACGTTGAGAAATCTTCAAAACTTTCTTTCTTAAATAATATATTCTTTCATTTATTGTCATACTTTCGAAATTCATTATTATCACCTCCTTCAGCAAAATAATATAATAAAAATCGCACTAATTCAAGTTCTATATTGAAAATATGTTGACATATCGCAATAAGTAAAGTAATATACAAGTGTAAAGTTCACTAGGTGCGAAAAAACAAATACACAAAATGAAAGGGTGATGAAAATGGAAGAGAGAAAAGTGAATTCAAAGAGAAAATCTCTAGATGCTTTATTATCTATTACTAAACAATTAGATGATAAAGAAGTAAGAAGAGTTGCTGACATTTGCCAAGGCATGGTTCTAGCAAAAGCTGCGCTTTCTTCTAATGAAAAACTCAAAAGAAAGGAGGAGTAGTTATGCCAAGAAGAATTCTTGATACTTCTAAAATCAACAAGACGCGTCTAGAACTTATTAATAAAGGCTATCTAACACGTAGTGAAATTGCTAAGTTTGTTCCTTGTGGTTCAGTTAAAGCAAGTCAAATTTACCATGAAATTAGAAGTCAAGTTGAAGCTGAGGGTTTAGAAAATTGTTTCAACGTAATTTTGGTTGGAAGACTACTGGCTTTCATGGGTTTAACGACAAGGGAAGTTAGAGAAGCTGCCAAACGTGAGATTTCTTGAAAAGGAGGTGTAGCCAATGATGGGAGATTCAGCAAAGAAGCAAGAGGCTTTAAATGCTCTAAATGGGATATCGTACAATGACTGGATGGAAATTAAGTTCAAAATTGATAAGTATTTTTCTGATCAATTAAGCAAGTATGAAAAACAGCTTAAACTTGATTCACAATACACCAATTCTCATTATTAAAAATATTTTTTGTTGGTCATCAAAGAGTCAATTTCTAATCTAAAAGAAGAAAGTTGCTAATTTATTCCATAAAAACAAATCAAAGAGAAGTTGGCTCTTTGATGACCGACAGGAGGAAAGGAAAAACAAAATGGATGAAATAGAACAAAGAGTTGCACATCTTGAAGCTGAAAATGTGAGACTAAAACAACATATCGTTCAATTAGAAGAAATACTTCTAGATACTTTAAAAATGCATAAACAACACACCACTTTAATGATTATGTTAGCAATAAATGTCGTTATTTTGTATTTGAAAATATGGTAGGAAAAAATGTTGAAAATCGAAAATGTGAAAGAGTAGACAATGTTGAAGAAAGAACATTGTTAGTTGTAACTGTCTTAAGAGGTAAAGGAACTAAAGAAGATGTGTGTAGACTTGTAGAGCTTTACTACGAAAAAGATAGAGAGGGGAACTATCATTTTCTATTTGATAAAGATCCTCGAAAAGAAAAAGAGCAAATTTAATTACTCTTTCTTAGCTTTGGTTTTTTCAGCAGATATAGCAATTATATCACCATAAAGCAATTCGGTTTCGTATCGTTCTACATACCAATCGTTTATAAGTTTTTCGATTACTTTAAGAAGTTTTTCTGCTTCACCTGGATCAATATCAACTATTACATTTATATCTTTTTCCATATGGGCACCAATATTACCGACTCTTCTTATTCCATCAAGAACTTTCCATTGCATTGCTGGGATTTTATGTTCAAGTTGATCAATTTCTTTAAATAGTGTGGATGGCTTGATTTTCCAAAAATCTCTAATCATTCCTTGCAAGCAACGTCTTGATAAGGTCGCTGATGCTTTAGGACTTAAATTAACAATAGCGTAAGCTTCTTCATAATCTTGTCTTATAGCTTTTGGAATGTAATCAGGAAACTGTTTTGCTAAAGAAATAGGTTTTACATGAACTATATCAGTTTTTACTTTAGAACCAGTTCCTTGAGCATTAATGGAATATTCAAAGCAATGAGGGCATTTAAAAATACCAAGTGTAACTTCGCTTTCTTTAGGTGGAATAGTGCTGCCAAAAGGCACTTCAAATGATGGCTTTACTTTTTTATAAGTTGAATCATTGAGTTCGGCAGTATGGCTACAGTATGGACATTTAAAGTCATTAGGCATATTTTCACCTCACTTTCTAATTAAATTTCGATATTGCCGTACCGATAACTTAATTATAAAGAAAGAGATGAAGAATGTCGAAAACAATTAAATAAATTACTGATCATCCAGGAGCCAATCTCTAGCAAAGCCTATTTTATTAGATTCCTAAAGTTGATGATCATAGAAACACCAAATTAATAACAAATTTCTTTTTTTAATACAATACGTGAAGTTTTCATTTTGTAATAGAGATTGGTTCCTTGATGGTCAGTAGTAGGAAGGAGAAAAAGTTATGACTAAAACAGAACAAGTTGAGGTTGTCAGAGAGAAAATAAATTTTGAAAAAGAATTTCTTGATTACCAAATCAAGCTTGTAAAAGAGGCAGAAAAAGAACTTGAAAACTGTTCTTATGAAGATATTCAAGAAAAACGTTCAATTCTTGGCATGCGACGTACAGCTGCATCCAGTCAGTACATGTGTTTGTGTGGTGTTCTTGAACTTAGTTATGAATTGGATCTTATTTCAAAAGATGAATATAAGAATGTTCGTGAGCAAGCATTTAATAAAACTTTTAGATAGGAAGGATGTGAAATTATGAAGTGGTGGTTATGTATATCATTTTTGCTTAACATTTTATTACTGATCATGTTGGCTTATCTAAAAAAAGATCGTGATAGTTTTATGAAAATGTACTACAACTTGGCAAGTTTTGTTTTGAAAGCAAGAAGGGAAGGAAAACTATGAAACTATCAGCAAGAGGATTGGCCACAATCGTTATTATCGGTTGTTTCATTGGAAATTGTCTTGCAATTTTGGTCAGAAGTTTATAAAAAAAGTGCCCTTAAACAGGACACCAACACAGCACATAAATTGTAAACAAATTCAGGAAGAATTGCAAATATGGATTAATTAAAAAAATACAAAAAAAGGAGGGTAAATGTCAATGGAAGTAAGACCTACAAAGATGCTTAAATTTCCAGAAGTTATGGAAGACTTGGGTGTTTCTCAAAATCAACTTCAAAATCTTGTAGAATTAGGCATTTTCAATCCTATCTATTTAGGAAAAGGCTGGAAGTTTTCTCAACAGGAAATCCTTGATTTCCAAAGAGATTATGCAGGATTGGATGTCAGTAACTACGAAAAAGCCAAGAGTTGCAAAGAAATAGTTGAATCTCAAAAAAGATTATTGCAGGGAGGAATTTCATGAAGAAGTTGAATAAAGCAAAAGTTCTTGCGGTTGCACTAGGAATTTCGGTTTCAGCAAATATTGGAATGTATTTACATGGGCAATGTTTGCAAAATGAAATCGTAGATAGTCAAGAAGAAGTATTTGATTTAAAAGCAAGGAATACACTTTTAAAAGATACTTACAATGAACTTTTAGGACAAATGCAGGAAACACAAAATGAAGTTCAAAATTTACAAAGTCAAGTAGAAGAACTTCAAAAATGAAGATCATTAGGGGTCTTTAGAATTACAGCGTATTGGTTTGGAGAAGATGAATATGGAGACTTGACTTCTACAGGAGTTAAGGCACAAGTCAATCATACAATCGCTGTTGACCCTGAAATAATCCCATACGGAAGTAAAGTCATGATTGATGGCCAAATTTACGTGGCTGAAGATTGTGGCGGAGCGGTTAAGAATAACGTTATTGACGTATGGGTAGAAAATCAAAGCAACAGTTTTGGTGTCAAGTACACCGAAATATACATCAAAAAGGAGAAATAGTTATGGATAAAAAATTATTAGAAGACATCATCCAAACCGCAAAAGCTGCAGGTGCAGATGTCAAGATTGTTCAAATTGGTTCAACTGAAAAGGAAACAGATGAAAGGCCAGCAATACCATTACTTAAATTAGAATTAAGCATCAAGAAAGATGGAGATGCACTTTCGGTATTAGCTGATGCTGATTGGAACATCTTAGGAAGTCTTTTCTTAGAAATGGCTCCAATCAATATTGACATTGAAAAGGTCAAAGGAATGTTTACACCGGCTAAAAATGCTTTCATGCATTGCAGTAATGAATTGGATAACTACATCCAAGAACAATTTAAAGGAGCTTTAGAGGATGAAAAAGAAAGAATTAGAAGAAAGAGTTGCTGATTTAGAGAGTTCAATCATTTGCATGGAGTGTAAAGATCATCTAGATAGCGATGATTATCTTCAACTCGGTTATCTCAATCAAGAATTAGCACAATGCAAAAAGGATCTAGAAAATGGAAACTACGAACTATGAGGAGTTCTTTCCTAATTGTAATGTCGATTATGTAAAAGATGAAAAACATTGGCATCAATTAAGAGGTAAAGGAATCGGTGGTTCTGATGCAGGAATTGTAATGAACGTCAATAATTACAAGACTCCTTATGAATTGTGGGAGGAAAAGACAGGTGCTAAAAAGCCTGTATTTCAAACGAGTGAAGCAATCGAAAAAGGAAATGCATTGGAACCTATCCTCATTGAATTGTTCGGTGTCCTTTATAAAAACAAGTTTGAATTGATTGATACAAAAGATATCAGTCTTTCAAATAAGAAGTATCCATTCCTTAGAGCAAATCTTGATGGAACAATGATTGAAATTTCAACCAAAGAAAAATGGGGATTGGAAATCAAATCTACAACTATTCAAAATGGTGCAATGTTAAAAGAATGGGCCAATGATCATATTCCAATATGTTACTACTTTCAAGTACTGCATTACATGATTACAACGGGATTAAGACATTTTGTCTTATATGCAATTTTGGACATTCCATGGGCTAATGGTGGTGCAGGAAGGCAAGAAACAAGAGTTGTATATCTACACTATGACGATTTGGTATTAGATGCTAAATACTTGTTTAAAACGGAATTGTGGTATTGGAACTTGATTAAAACTAAAACGCCACCGCCATTTTTAGAAAACAGAAATAAAGAATTAAAAGAAGTCAATTAGAAAGGAAAAGTTCACAATGAATGAAATTAGCAAGTTATACGTAGTTACAGTCAATATTGCAAATGAAAAATATTATTTATCCAGCTTATCTGGAACTATTTCCAAATGCATCTGTGATTCGTTAATTTTTCCAAACGAAAATGTAGCATGTTTTTATGCTACAAGAATGGAAAATATTTATCAAGATTCTTTAGGGAAAGTAGAATCAGTTGCTTTTCATGAACTCATCTAAGGCAAATTGGTTTATGGAACATTGATCTAACATTTTATGTGAAAAAGAAATCAGATTCAATATATCAAGACAATTATCTAAACTATCGTATGAATAAATTTTAGGTGTATGAGCTTTAGGGTTTCGCCCGATTTGAGCAATTGAAAGCAAAATATTTTTAAGTCCGCTATATAAATTTTTTTCAGTATCGGTTTTAAGGGAATTAAAAACAATTATTGGGTATTTTAAATCAAAACAAGTATATATCAATCTATTGCCATCAAGGTTTATGCCAGTCATTTTTCTAATCCTATCGTATACGGATTTAGACGCTTCAAAAATTATAGAAAAGTAATCTTCATTAACAATATCTTGAGTGCAAAATTCAAGAATTTGAGGATGAATATTTCTTTCAATTAGTTTTGATTTAAGTAAATCGTATCTTTCGTTTGCTTGGGTTCTGGTTTTAGAAGATTTAATTAAATGAATATTGCCATCTTCCTGCACCTCATAGCCGTAAAAAGAAATGCATTTATTTATTTCATTAATAGATGATTTATATTCATTGTTATCAGAAAACCAGCTACTTGTTGGATGGAATACATATTTAATTATTTCTAAAACTTTGTTTCCACAATCGTAAGTAGTTTGAGTTTCTCTCATCACGAAATCTAATCTTCTCCATTTAGTGGACTGATTACTATTGTCTTCAATATTTAGCTGCTCAAGCATTTTAGTGATTGTGCTTCCAGTCATAATGCTGCCAATTATTCTACTGATAGTTTCTATAGATTGTGCGTCAAATTTATTTATAAGTGTCATTTTAATTTACCTTACTTTCTATCTTAATTTCAGAGTTATTAATACTGATAACTTCATTATAGAGAGTTAAGTTAAAAAAATAAACAGGAGGGATTATATGAATGAATTGCAAATATTCCAAAATAAAGAATTTGGAGAAGTAAGAAGTCTAGTTATTAATAACGAGCCATGGTTCGTTGGAAAGGATGTAGCTGAGGCATTAGGGTATAAAAATTCTAAAAATGCGGTTCCAACGCATGTAGATGAAGAGGATAAGCTAAGTACTCAAATTGAGTACACAGGTCAAAAACGAAACGTTACTGTTATTAATGAATCAGGATTATATTCATTAATTTTATCAAGCAAGCTTCCAAATGCTAAAAAATTCAAACGTTGGGTAACTAGTGAAGTTCTTCCAACATTGAGAAAAACAGGGTCTTATACTAAAGTACCAACTGACCCAAGAGAATTACTTATGTTGACAATTAAAGCACATGAACAAACAGCTCAAAGAGTTGATGTTCTCGAAGAAAAAGTATCAAGCTTAGAAAAATCAACAACAATTGATAGTTCACAACAATATACGCTTGAAAAGATTGCTAAGGCAACTGTAATTAGAACTTTGGGAGGTATTGATTCAAGAGCTTACCAATTAATGAACAGAAAAATTTTCAGTAACATTTGGAGAGATTACAAGAACTATTTCAAGTTGGGTTCATATAGAGATACTTTAAAGACCGAATTTGAAAATGCAAAAGAATATCTTGAATCTTGGTCGCCTGAAGTCAATATAAGTTTAAAAATTAAAGAGTACAACAGTCAATTATCAATGAATTTAGATGCTTAAAAAAGGAGGAAGAAAGAAAATGAATGAGTTTCAAACAGGGCTACTCAATGAATTGGTAGCCGTAAAAATTACAACCAAAGAAGAATTTGAAAAAGTAATCAATTTCTTATCAATCAACAACTGCTTTCTCGTAAATGGAGAGCCAGTTGTCAAATTAACATACCCAGGAGACAAAGCGTTTGTCATTTTAAAACAAGATAATGCAATCTTCTGGCAACCAGCTAATCAAATTTTGGATGAACGCTATAGAGTTGTTAGCGTTATTGAATTCTTTAGACCAGCCGAGGAAGAAAAAGTTGTTGAAGCAAAAGCTGAAGTTATTGAAGATGAGGTTGCTATCAACGAAAAAAACCTAACTATAGTCATCGACCTACCGCCTAATGGGGGCTTTATAGAGTCAAATGCTGACGATCTCTTAAAATTAATACCAGCAATCAAAGCAAAAGCAGGTGTGGTAGTTGATGAAACAAACTACAAGGACTTTGTAAAAAAAGGAGAAGGAATGGTTCCTTTGTATCGTAAGTATGCTAAAAAATTAAATGTAAAATTGATTGATAATAGAAAACGATACATGGAAGAATTTATTACTTTTGAATCAAAAATAAAAAAGGTTATTAATGCTTTAAATGAAACCGCAGATACAGTTGCTGAAAATGTGGATGTATTTGTTCAAAAGCAAAAAGAAGCTCTTAGAAAAGAACGTCAAGCAGCTATTGATCAACTAAAAGAAGTATTGATTTCTAGAAAGATGATTTCAAAGAAATATGCTGATCAGTTCGTTTTTGATGAAAAATGGCTTAACGCTTCAACATCCAAAAAGAAATTTGAAGAACAAGTTGAAGCACAATTCAATGCTTTAATGGAAAAAGAAAAGAATGACAAATTGAACTTAGAAATGGTTGAAAAAACAATCATCAATGCATGTCTTATTGCAAATGTTGATAAAAAGCTTATTTCAAGAGAAAAATATCAAGCTCTTTTAAATACTGAAGGTCTTCCTAAAGTAACTGAAATGATTACTGATGAAGTAGACAACATCAAAAAGCAATCACAAGCGGTTGCTCAACAAAAAGAAGCAGAACTTCAACATCAAAAGGAAGAGTTTGAAAAGAAACAAAAAGAAGCAGAACTTCAACACCAAAAAGAGTTGGAAGCAGTCAAAAAACAAGCTTCACAAACAGTTGAAAATCAACCTAAATATACGCCAATCAAACGTGGAGAAGAAACGATTGCTAACGTA